CATATGGTACGGCAAGTCCTATGGCTGTTTCTAGAATGCAGCCGCATCAGACAGTTAATTATATTATTAAGTATTAGGTTTTTATGTTTAATTCTAATGTTCAACCAAAGCGTATTGTCAAGGAACAACGTAAGGAGCCGTGGTATTGTCATACTTGTGATTTAGATAATCCACACTATTATTCTAAGTGTCCGAAGTGTGGGGATCATCGACCCCACTAAGGAGCAGAAATGCCTAATTATAGTTTTAAAAAGGGCGCACCCAATAATAAGAAAGAATTAGAAGCCTTATTTCTCCAATACCCGGAGAAGATTGGTTGGTTCTTATCTAATGGGTACGCACCACACTTATGGCAAATGCTATTCCACACGAATAGTAATGAGAAGAATCTTACTCGTTTCCGACACTTAGTCGCTGGTCGTCGCGGAGGAAAAACCCTCTGCGCCGCATGGGAAGTATTATTCTATTGCCTATACCCCGAACAATTCCATAAGGATGCTTATGGTAAGAATAATGATAATCCATTATGGGTATGGGCTACTAGTAAAGATTATAAAGTCTTGCGTCCGGCACTCCTTACTTTGCGTAAGGTTATTACGGAGACTGGAATGTCTATCGGTAAAGATGTGAAGGAGAACCGTGGCGCTATGACTTTTGAATTCCCTAATGGGAGCCTAATCGAATTCAAGTCGTCTGATGATCCGCAAAGCCTTCGCGGTGCTGGACTAGACATTCTTTGGATGGATGAGGCAGCCTTCATTAGGAGTGAAGAGCCGTGGCAAGTTATGCGTCCGGCCCTCTCAGATAAGCAAGGATTACTCATCACAACCACTACACCAGACGGTAAAAACTGGTTTTATGAGGAATTCTGGAATAAAGATGCTATCAGCGACCCGAATCAGGGGCGCGTAGAGTATCGTAGTATTGATAATCCTTACTTTCCAAAGCGAGAATGGGAGTATACAAAGCAACGCTATCATCCACTACTCTTTGCACAAGAGTATATGGCTGCTTTCGACTCTATGGCGGGCCGTGATCTTGCCGGAGACTGGTTGCATTACTATACAGAAGAGGATCTTCCACGCACATCAGATGGGAATCTACAAAAACTACGCAAATATATGGGCGTAGACCCCGCCGTAAGCATGAGTGGCAAGGGTGACCGCTTCGTAATTAGTATTGTTGGCGTATCAGACAATAATCAAGTGTTCCTAATCGACCAATACGCTGCTAAAATTCCATTTGTAGAGCAATTAGAGAAGATTCAAGAGTATTATTTGCGGTATAATCCAGAAATTATTGGTATTGAGTCTAATGCTTATCAAGCAGCCTTGGTGCAACAGGCAGAAAGGCTGCCTAGTATGCCTCCTATTGTCCCTATTTTTGCTAAGGGGAAGAAGTTTGAGCGTATTATGGCTATGTCGCCACTTTTTCGCATTGGTAAGGTACTTATTAAGGCGGAACAGAAGGATTTTATTGATGAGTGGATTAATTATGATGCTTCGATTAGTAATCCGAAGGATGACTGTTTGGATTCGGTTGAAATTGCGCTTCGGACTGCTGGTGCGCTTCTTGGAGAGTCGTTTATGGAGGAAAAGCAGGAGAATCCGGGGGGTTTGCCGGATTGGGTGATTAATGATCGTCCTACTGATATTACAAATAGAGACCGTTTTGTTGACGAGATGATGGGGAGTATGTGGTAATGCGTATTGAGACTACACATAATAATGGTTATTATGATTCTGTTACAGGTAATAGGATTTCTGCCGGTAAAAAGGTTCTTATTACTGATTTAAGTAATCGTGTTGGTATGAAGTCGGGTACTCGTACTAAGGTGATTGGGGAGGATACAATTGTTTGGTTGGCTGAGCAGATCGGACTCCGAGTTGTTGCTGGTGATGCGCGAGATTTTGGAGACGCAAAGGTCGTGGACGCAACAGATGTTGAGTCTGGAGACGGAGAGGCTTCGGTTGGAGAGGTTAAGGCTGGAGGGGGCAAGCCCACTAAGCGACGTGCCTCTGGGTCAACTAAGGATTGATGAGGATCAGCAGGATGCGGATTGGGCGCTTAAGAATGGGTTGATTACTCCTGCTGAGTATAATAAGTTGTTAACGGAGTCGGGTTTGTTGCCGACGGATATTGAGTTTATCTCGTAAGAGGGGGTGTGTGCGTGGAGCAGTCTACTGATAATAGTGTTTCTGAGGATGTGCCGAGGGGGTATGCTCCCGCGTCGTCTCTTGTAAAAATGGTTGATGATTTGCAGCGTCAGCGGCATAATTTAGAGCGCCAATGGAAGTTAAATCTTGCTTTTTATAAGGGTAAGCAGTACGTTTTTTATAATCGTAAGTCTCGTCGTATTGAGTCGCTTCCTACTGATGAGGGTGATAAGCCTCGTTATCGTGTGCGGCTTGTTGCGAATCAGATTGCGCCGCATTCTCATGCGTTGCTTGCGCGTCTTGTTAAGTCTAAGCCGCAGTTTTATGCTACTCCGGGCCAGTCGTCATATGAGGCTATGAAGGCTACTGAGATTGCTGAATCGTTGTTGGAGTATTGGTGGGATTATTTTTCGTTGTCTTCTAAGCGTGAAGAGGCGATGTTGTGGGCTATTATTTGTGGTAATGGCTTTTGGAAGGTTAGTTGGGATGATCATATTGGTTCTAGTGTGAAGGTTATGACTGAGCCTGAGTCTGGTCAGCCTATTGTGAATCCGCTTATTGAGCATTTCTTTAAGCAGCGGCTTGAGCAGGCTGGTTTGGATCCTGAGGAGTTTGAGCAGGAGGTGTTTGAGGGGGATATTAAAGTTGATGTTATGTCGCCGTTTGATGTTCTTCTTGATGATTCCGCTAAGGTGTTTGAGGATTGTAAGTATGCGTTTTGTGTGCATCCTATGGCGCCTGAGGATATTTTTAAGCGTTATGGTGTTAAGTTGAAGGCTGATAGTGTTAATGAGTATCCTGATGAGACGCTTCCGGGTATGTTTGGTAATTTGGAGAATAAGTCGAAGAAGAATATTCGTATGGTGTATGTTGGGTATTTTCTTCCTAGTCCAAAGTATCCTGATGGTCGTTATGTGGTGTTTACGAAGAAGCCGGATATTGTGTTGTATGATGCTCCTTGGCCTTTTCCGTTTAAAAAGTTGCCTTTGGTAAAGTTTCCGGGTGTTCGTGTTCCGGGACAGTTGTGGGATCAGGCTGTTGTTGAGAATGCTATTCCGTTGCAGAAGGAGTTAAATCGTACTCTTTCGCAGATTGTTGAGTATAAGAATCTTACGTTGAAGCCGCAGATGTTGGCTCCGGTGGGTTCTTTGCGTCAGCGTATGACGGATGAGCCGGGGGCTATTTTTGAGTATAATCCGGTTGCTGGTCGTGTTCCGGAGGCCATTCCTCTTCCGGGATTGCCGCCGTATGTGTATGATCATTTGCAGGATCTTGGTGCGCGATTGAAGGATTTGTTTGGTTTGAATGAGATTCTTCAAGGTGATGTGCCGCCTAATGTTGAGGCTGGTGTGGCAATTGATTTGTTGCAGGAGGCTGCTGTTGATCGTTTGGCTCCGCAGATTCTTATGATGGAGAAGTCGTTGGAGTTGGCTGGTAATCTTATGCTTGAGTTGGCGCAAAAGTATTATCAGGAGCCGCGATTGCTTATGCTTAGTGGTGTTGGTTCTAAACCTAAGATTGAGCGTTTTGAGTCGGCGGATGTGCTTGCAGGTATTGGTGTTAAGGTTGAGACTGGTTCTGGTCTCCCTCGTACTCGTGCGGGTCGTCAGGCTCGTGTGTTGCAGATGCTTCAGATGGGTATTATTAGTCCTTCTAAGGCGTATAAGTATCTTGATATGGCTGATTTTAAGACGCTTCAGGCACAGTTTCAGGCGGATGAGGATCAGGCTATGCGTGAGCATGATAAGTTGATGGATGGTGGTGTTGTTAATCAGGCGGCTAATGCTCAGGCTCAGCAACAGTTGATGATGGCTATGATGAATCCTGATGTTGATCCTGTTACGAATCAGCCTCTTCCTATGGCGCAGGAGGTGTTGCAGCAGAGTATGGATGCTGGGTTGCAGCCGTTATCGTTTGAGAATCATGCAGCGCATTTGGAGACTCATGCGTTGTATATGAAGTCTCCAGAGTTTGAGGAGTTGCCGTTACAAATTCAAGAGCGTTTTCAAAAGCATTTTATGTTGACGCAACAAGCGTTGGATGCTAAGAATCTGCCTACTGGTGAAGCGCCTAAGGTGTCGCTGCAACTTCGTGGTGCGGTTGGTCCCACGACTGGTTCTAAGATTATTGGTAATTCGGGTATTAAGGGTGTTACTCCGCAAGAGTTGTTGGAGCCGCCACTTAATACTGTGGTTATTGATAATAAGGATAAACCGAATGCTGAGTCGCCGGGTAGTGCGGCGATTGGCGGTTTGCAGGAGCAGTTGGCGGGTAAGTTGACGGAGCAAGATGCTATGCATCAGCAGAGGATGCGTCAACAGTATGAGGAGGAAATGAGTAAGGTTGTCTTCTAATAAACATATTCAATGGTCGTCTGAGGATAAGGCGGCTGCGTATGTTCAATGGATTGCGAATGATAAGAATGTTCGCAAGACGAGCCGGGATTGTAATATTCCTCATGGTACGTTTAGGTATTGGGTTCGCGAGTGGGAAGAGAATGGCCCTCCTGAGGAGGTGCTTGATAAGATTCCTGAGCAACAGTATTTGTTTGTTACTCATGCTAATCGTGTTCGGGAACAGGCTATGCATAAGTTGGAAGAATTGATTCCTGATGCGGAGGTGAAGCAGTTGTCAGCAATTGCTACGGTGGTTGGTATTATGGATGATAAGATTCGTCTTGCGTCCGGATTGGCTACTAAGCGAACTGAGACTGTTCATACGCTTCCGTCGCGGGATGATATGAAGGAACTTATGGGTGGTTTTGTCGATGGTCTTGTTAGTGCGGCTGAGAGTCGCACTATTGAGATTATTGATTCGGAGGTCATCGTTGAAGGAGAGCAATCGGAATTAGCCGGACTCTTAGAAACAAAGGAGTAAACGATGGATGTTGATATTGAGGGGGCGACTGATGCCCTGTTTACTGAGGCTGAGCCTATGGTAAACGATTCGGTTGAGGCGCCTGTTGAGGACAATCAGTTTGAGGCTGAATCCTTTACGGGGTTTAATCCGAATACTCTTCCTGAGGATTTGCAGAGCGTATATCGGTCTATGCAGGCGGATTATACTCGTAAAACTCAGGAGATTGCGGATTTGCGACGTTATAATGACTCGCTGTCCGAGTTAGGTGTTGATCCGAATGAGGCGATTAACATTGTGGACTTTTTTAGACAACTGGAAAACGACCCTCAGGTTGCTAACGAGTTTGTGTCGAGAGTACAGTCGTATTGGGAGCAACCACAAGTTGATTATAATCATACGTTTGAAACGCCTATTGATCAGGGTTATGAGGGGCTTCCTCAAGAATTGGCTCAGGAGTTGCAGGCTATGCGAGAGTTCCGTCATGAAATGATGGTTCAGCAGCAACAGTCTGAGATTATGGCTGAGTTAGAGGTTGAGGAGCAGCAGATTCGTATGGCAAATCCGCATTATTCTGAAGATGATGTGGAGGCTATTTATAGTCTTGCTTATGCGACTGATGGTGATTTGCAGGCTGCCGCTCAACAGTATCATGCTATTCAGCAACGATTGTTGGGTAATTATTTGCAGTCTAAGCAGGTTCCGCCGGGGGCTACGCCTATGCCGACTGGTCCGGTTTCTACGCCGGGCCGCGAGTTTGGCAGTATTGACGATGCTCATGCGGCTGCTAAGGAGGCTCTTCGTAACATTCTCTAATATTATAGGAGGTGTTTCGATTGGCTATTGCTAGTCTTAATACGCTTAGCAACATCCTGAAGGAGTATTATCAGGGTCCGGTTGTTGAGCAGTTGAATAAGGAGGTCCTTCTTCTGAATCGGCTGGAGTCGAAGTCGGAGGATCTGGTGGGTAAGCGGGCGTATGTTCCGCTTGTGGCGGCTCGTACTACGGGTATTGGCGCTCGCGCTGAGAACGCTACGCTTCCGGCTGCTGGTGCGTATACGTACGAGCGGGCGATTTATGATCTCAAGTACCTGTATGGTAAGACGGCTGTTACTGGTCCGTCTATGGCGAAGTCGAAGTCCGAGGTCGGCTCGTTCCTTGAGATTCTTCGTTCTGAGTTGGATGGTCTTCGGACTGATCTTCAGAAGGATCTTGCTCGTCAGATTTATGGTAATGGTTCTGGTAAGATTGCTACGGCAACTGCTGGTTCGACCACGACCATGACTGTTGGTGTTGAGGTTCTGAATAAGGGCCAGTTGTATGTTGGTATGCTGATTGATTTGTATGATGTTTCGGATGCTGCTACTGGTGGCGCTACGCCTCCGGCACCGACGTATACAAATGTTACTATTACGGCTGTTAATGCTTCGACTGGTGTGATTACGTTTGCTACTCAGGCTGCTGCCTTGGCTGTAAATGACTTTGTTACTCGTGCTGGTGTGAAGATTTACACCGCTCAGGAGGCTCCGGTTGATGCGGCTCCGCCCGCAAACCCGGGTACTTGGGCCGAGTCGGACGAGGTTGATGGTATTCAGAAGATCGTTTCTGCGACGGCTCGTCTTGGTGGTATTGATCCGACTGCTGCTGGTAAGGAGTGGTGGAAGGCTCAGGCTGTGTCTGCTTCGGGTACCGCTGGTACTGGTAGCACGTTTGATCTTACGTTGAATGATATTCAGATTGCTCTGAATAAGGCTCGTACGGCTGGTGGTTATCCGACCGCTGTTGTCACGACGCTTGGTGTTCAACGCGAGTTCTACAACTTGCTTGAGGATCAAGTGCGTTACGTTGAGCCTGAGTCGTTGAATTACGCGGCTGGCTTCAGGACGCTCTCGTACAATGGTCTTCCTCTTATCTCTGATATTGAGGCTCCGTACGGGAAGATGTATATCCTTGACGAGTCCACTATTAAGGTGTATTCTGATCAGGATTGGCATTTCCTTGACAATGATGGGCAGACGATGCGTCAGTCCGGTGATAAGGATGCGTTTGAGGCTGTCATGGTTCGGTACATGAACATGGGGGCTACGCGGCGTAACAATCAGATTGTCATTAACAATATTGCTGTTGATGGTGGTCCGGACGCTGGTTTCTAATAGTGGTAGGGAGGGGCTTTGGCCCCTCCCTATTATATTAAGGCGAGGAGTTAATTATGAG